AATGATGGTGCTGCAATACCGTTTAATCTAACAGTTTGGTCAGCACGTGTATTAACGACTTTAGCTTGGCCAATACCAAAAGAAGCCATTCCAACCGGGCGAACAAAGCGCACCCCACCTTGCAAATAGGCTGTACCAAAGCTGCTGCTATCAATGCCGCGATTGTTCAGGTGTACAAACTTAAGTAAGTTGTAGATAGTTGGTCGGCCAAATAACTCATTACCGAAACCGTTCCCATAAATGTTTTTATGAAAATTGATAATGCTCGGCATGGCCACACGTGACAGGTCCATACCAGGCACAGTGACGGTGACGTTTTTATTGCGGATGGTTTGCCGGCTAAAGCCTAGTGCATCAAAACCGAATGGCTTTACATGCTGCGTATCATTGCGGACCCCTGGCACCCCGATACCGAAATCGGCAAAACCATTTACGCTGACACGACGATAACCCAGGCGAATGAATACATCATCACCAAAGGTTTTGCTTTCAAAATGTTCCGGGTAAACGTATTGCGTATTACGTGCCGGTGGTGCAATTTCACCTTCTTCGCTTTCAAAATGAAAACCAATTGCATCACCTGACGGCGGTGTATAGCGTTCTGTGAATTGAAAACCTAACTCATCCCCTTTTGGTGGAGTGTATGGTTTAGCACTAAATTTAAAACTAAGGCGATTACCGTCCGAAGGTAGATAGGGTTCGATAAAATCAAACCCTATCTTGTCACCTACAGGCGGAGTGTAGCGTATTGTCCTAAATCTAAAACCTAAACGCTCACCATCTGGCGATGTGTACCGAGCATCAAATTCAAAGGAAAATTTATCATTCGTCGGCACATACTTCGCCATGGTGATCCAACCTTAGACTTTGGGTTTTACATTGGAAAAAATAATATCGTTATAACCTTCAACACGACATACCACGTCATATCTAAAATCAGGATTTAGACCATCTACACGCCACTGACCAGTATTGTCTGCAAGGGTCTTGGCGACCAACATACCGTCACCCGAGTTATGCCCACCGGTGCGCAGCAATACCCGGATCTCACCAAGAGACGGACGACCTTCTACCGTGATTAAGTAATCCGGGAAGGCACTAGCGAAATAACCAATACCCCCTTTAGGTTTATACGTAACGAATCTTGTCGGAAATCCGATATAACCATAATGTACCGGAGGTGTGATGCTATAAACTTCGCTCATTAGTCACCCCATGGAAACAAGTAAATCGGATGCTTTTCTACTGGAAAGCGTGCTGAATGCCACATGCTTGCACCAAGACCATATACAGCAAAATATTGACGTGGACCATTCCCATCTATATCCACTGTCACAATACCATTGTCCGAAACGGCACCGCTATGAATGGTGGCCAGTGGTAAACGTACAAGTTCATTATCGTGTGTGGTCATCACCTGGGCCACACGCACACCTATATTGTCTGATACCACCCCAAGCTGTAAGGTTGAGAAAAATGCCACCCCTAGATTTACTGTGTTGCCTGTAGCGGAATCAATGCGATACTGGCGCGGTAAACCCATTTCCTGTTCTTTATAAAGTGAAGCATTCACTTCGTTTGGGTATGACGTATTGTTCGATAGATTCCTTGGTACAAGCACATAAAGGTCAGATGAATTTTCACCTTTTAAGATTGCGATAGAGCAAGTGCTATACCCGAAAGAACAAGGGCCACATTGAACCTGATTACTTGCGTTAGCATTCAGGTAACCTGTTTCATACGTTTGCATGTCTTTGGTGTGTCCAAGACAGAAGTGATCTTGACCAACACTGACCTTTAACGGAAGGCCAAGACCAATAGCATAACCTTGTCCGGTATTTTCAACGGTATTGAAAAATGAGTTCCAACCATTGTTAGCACCACCTCTAGGGGCGAATGTTTGTGGGTTAACCAGTGTACCGTTTGCATCTATTTCAAGCGCGAGAATGAAACGAACTGTCATTGCAGTCATCATCGGGCCGTAAGAAGATGCACTTGCACCTGTTTCATGAATCTCTACTTTGAGATAAAAATTTAAATAAGGGTGGCGAAAAACCTTATTCCCTTTAGCCTCCGTGTGAGCCGCACCACCCCATACTGAATTGGATAGTGTGACCACCACATCCTTTGGGTTAGACGTGGCGACTGTTACTAAACGATCACATTGGCCGGGTATTACATCATGCGAAACCTGCACCATCCCGGCATTTTTAATCGCGTCAAAAATAATATTACCGTTATCGGCATAATGCACCGCAGCCATGTTGGTGGCCGGTTTTGTATAAAATACTGCGCTTGCTGTCCCCATGGTTTACTCCACAAAAGGTTTAATATTTGACATGATTTCGATGCTATGCTTGGTCGGAATTACTGACTTTCAATCAGTTCCCCATAAATAGTTTCATTCTTCCAGTAACCCTTGGCATCGTGCCATTTCTTGTATTCTTCAAAAAAAATAGATGCATCCTTACTCAGTTCAGCAACACAAAAGTCAACGATCCAGTCCATGACATTTTCATAAGACAGACCTGATCGCTCAATACAAAATGCCTGAAATTTAGGGATATGGATTAAAGCTTCCCATCGAACACCACTGGTATCCGATCCGAAAGCACTGTCATTAATTCCAATAACGCCTACGCCCTGGGTAGGTGGCTTTATGGTGGCTTGTCTGGCTGCTGCCATTTCCGCTTTGGTGCGCCGTTTGCGCTTTGGTTTATCGGGTGCTTGATCGGCCATCGAGGGACAACTCCTAAACAATCTGAAAAAGAACTGTGATTTACCGCCTGAAAATTCAAACGGTAAACGCAAGCCTTAAACCTTGAAGATTTTGTTTGTTCCGTTATCCCAGGTAACAATAATGTCACCGCCATTCGGTGTGATCGGCAGACCGGTGGCCGTATCAATGAAGGCAATCAGCGGTGATGTTGCTTCTGTACCACTATCCACATAGATGATGATTGCTTCAATCGATGCACCAGATACCGCTGTGAAGGTAATATCAGCCGCATCCGCTGCACCACCTGTCGTGCTTTTTGCAGTCAAGGTCACTGGACCGGCAATACGTGCTGAGGTCGGAATATCAGATAAGTATTGGTGTACTGCGGTTTGTGCAGTGTATGCACCCGTATCCACCAAGATGACTTTAATCACGTCACTCATCCAGTTAATCTGTGCTTCCAGGAAGCGTTGACGTGCGAAGTCATAGAGGGTATTCGCCATGATTATTTCCAAATAATAAAAACATGGCTTTATGATGGGAAAGTAGGGCTAGATTCGACCAACCCTACACGGGCCT